CCTTACAAAGATCGTCAACAATTTTCCATCCTGTCGTTATAGGATCTCTGGCCTTTATCTCAAACCTCGCTTCAAAATCTTTAATATAATGATATCCATAATCATTATTGGTACCTAATTTCATAGCATCATTAATTAATTTTTGTACTTCTTCGAAAGAAGACCTTTTAAGTAGCGGAACCGATCTTAGTATAGCCTCTTTGAGAACTTGCTTTTTACAAAAATCAACTGCAATATCTTTTATATAATCACTATCTTGTACATCCGTCTTCAAAAGGCGAGCATAAAAATCTCTTACTTGATGTTGAGTTAATTCATTTTCATTTTTTACCTCCGTGCGTAAAATCGTGGTCATAATTTTACTAGACGGCTGCATTCCATATTTTTCTTTATAACCGAACACTTTCTTTACAAACACTTGAAGATATGTGAATTCAAGAAAGTTTATATTCAAAACTTCTTTCATCTGATCAGCAAATTCTCGGTCATAAAGAATAAGCTGACATAAATTTTCTTGGAATAATTTTCCGAATTGGGAGAAATCTTCTCTCTCACTGTAATTCAAAGTAACAACCTCCGAATTCACATTCTACTATATTTAGGGGTTGTGTGTCAAGTAAAAATAAACATCCATACAACAATATTGTTGTTAAAAACGCAAGTACTATAAACCATTCAGATTTTGTCACTATTCGTTTTCCTTTAAAACAAGATCTGCCTCTGTTTCTATCCACACTCGCGCTCCACAAGACAAGGGCTTATCTGGAGAATATACAACTTTGCAAGGTCCATTAATTATAACCTCGTGACAATAATCATTTGATTTATATGTTTTAACTGTCAACACTGGTTCTCTTTCTCCTGTCTTGTGGTTACGACGAATTATGTGCTGATTAACATGTATTTTCTTTTTCATATACCTCCTCAAAAGTGCTCCCGGTAGGACTCGAACCTACGACCTAACGGTTATGAGCCGTCTGCTCTGACCAACTGAGCTACGGGAGCAGCGTACCCTCGACAGGATTTGAACCTGTGACCCTCGGATTAGAAGTCCGATGCTCTATCCAACTGAGCTACGAGGGCAAGTTTAGAAACTATTCGTCTTCTTCAAATTTTCTTGCTTGTCTTTCCATAGACTCATTCAAATAGTCTATTTGTCCCTGCATCTTTACCATGTGATACGCATATGCGCCGATACCAATGCAACCAACTAAGACAATAATATAAAATTCTGCCATTTTTGTTCTCCTTTCTTTAAAATAATAAATCTATAGTAGAAATAAAATTTCCCTCATAGACATGGTTTCCTATATGTTTTAATTTAACCCATGGGCAAAGCCAAACTTTCATACCAATTGCGCGAGCATATTTACAAAACATAAAGTCTTCCGAAAGATACCGCCTAGTTTCTGGATCTATAACGGTATCAAAATAGGCTACCATTTCACCTTCCCATTTTTGATTATTACGAATATGTGCGCCATCATATTTTAGTTCAGGATATGCTTCTGCGTATTTTTCGAAAGTTTCACGCCTTATTAACATAAAGCCGGTACCCGCTTCCAAAACAGACACTGGCTCGTCAATGCGCATCTTCTTTACTTCCGGGGCAAAATTAAAAACAAAATCACCGCTAAAAAACTCTGCCAAATTTGGATCACTCTGCAAAGTCATCAACCCTTTTGAATACGCCTGTGATACCCTATCCCAACGAATAACTTTTTTACTATAAGGGCCACATATAATATCTTTGTCTCCATATGAAAGCATTTTTAATACGTCAATTGGGTTAAAATTTATATCTGAGTCGATAAAAATCATGTGTGAAAAACCAGAATCTAAGAATTTTTGCACGCAGTAGTTTCTGGCTCGCGTGACTAAACTCTCGTTATATAGTGCAAAAAAATTAAAAGGGATTTCATTTTCTGCACACAAGCTCTGGAGTTTCATACATGATTCCATAAAAGATCCGAAACATTGGTTCCCGTACATCGGAGTGGCCACAAACAAGCTTTTGCCCTTTAGATTATCCAAATTTAGCGGCACATGTATTTCTCCATATGGTATTTTAATAGCACACCTCCGTCACATTCCAGTTGCACAGTATCTCATCATAACACCACAGTTCTTGACACATCCAGGCACCATCCCATACTTCCCACATGCAACAATCATCCACGCAATAGTCTGCCCATGCAATAGGGTAAGGATATGGATCGTAACCACAAGAATTAACAGGTTCCCAAGTTACGGTGGTTGTGGTTTGCGGATAAAATACTCTGCCCTCGTATGGCGTTGTATGTATTTCACAACCTAATAAGCCCAATAATAGAAATGCACTAATTAACTTTTTCATTTTTTGCTCCTAATATAATTCTTTTAAATGTTATAAACAAATCGTTCCAACTTGTTTTTCCTATTCCATCTTCTAGCATCATACCATTTGTAGCAGTTTTATTAAAGGTTAATTCTGTTTCTCGAATAGCATATTTAATTTTGGTTTTATTCTGTACGGCGATGCTAGGACTATAGAGTTGCATAAGCTTATAATTTTCTTTTATAATTTCTTCGCCCTCGATAATACTTTGATACGCCTTTAGTGTTGAATTGGAATTTTCGCAAAAATCTGTAATGTCATTAATAGCATAGGTCTTCTCTTCTGCTAAAAAAGGCAATCTTTTTGCAATGGTTGGAAGACCAACACCTTTAATACCATCAAGATTGTCGCTTTTATCGCCAACTATTGCTCTTGCTAGTGCAAAATTTGTTGGATGTATACCGTACTTCTCAACAATCATTTTTTTATTTAAAACTTCGTTTTGTATTGGGCGATAAACCACAGTCTCGTCGTCAAGCAGTTGAAAAAAATCTTTATCGCTTGAAACAATAACTTTCTGCCATCCCTTGAAATCAGACATCTGTGCTACAAATGATATAACGTCATCTGCCTCTGCGCCGTCTGAAACCAACTGAGTAATTGGAAAATTGTTCAGATACTCAATCAGTCTAAGTTGTTGCCACACTTTGTTTTGAAGCTCTTCTTCTTCTGTGAGATTTTTAATATCTCGGTTGAGGCGTATTGGTTTTCTACCTTCTTTATAATTCTTATTTATGAGTTTGCGCTTTCTGCTACCACCTTTACCATCCCAACAAATAACAACCCTATCAGGCTTTATTTCCCTACAAAGTTTTTGTAAAATTTTAAGAAAACCCACAGTGCCTCCGATTGGATCACCATTAGTAGACAATGTTGGATTTACAATATAGGCCCTTAAGAATTGATTAAGGGCATCAATAATCATTACTCTTTTCATACTTACTATGTTATCAGGTTAATTTATAAATGTCAAGGGGGTTTTTAATCTTTTTGGTGAGATTTATACCCTTTATTTTTCATCCACCAAGCTAAGGCCCATGGGTTATCAATGTCCTTATCTTTTTTCATTTTTTTAACAGTACCTTCCCAGCCGGGAGGTGCTTCTTCCTCTAATTCCTCTTCCGACAAAACTGCTTCTAGTTCTTCTCTAATGAGTTGTTTTAGCTTAGATTTGGTTAGCTTACTTTCTTTATAGTATTTAGAAACTCTTTTTCGATGTCGTGCCGCACCACCAACCAATCCAGGTTGATGATGGTATGGCTCATCTTGATATCGATCTTCAGATCTAGAGCTACTTTTTTCAACTGGCTGCGCAGAGAGGTCTTTAAGCCACGAAAGTGTAACAGAGATATCAGAATCTTTTTTCTTAGATTTTACCACTAGCATATCTTCATTTTGCAAATTATCTAGATCTTCTAAGGTGGTATTCATGACAGCATTCTTTGCAACCTCATCGTCTACAAATTTTTCCGCATGATCTTTAAACATCTGTAGTGCCTTTTCACCTGAAGTGTATCTTGAATCGACGTGGCCAACACTGCGCACTTCATCCGGTCCATGCGGTTCACTTAAACCAAGCATAATAAAAGCGTATTTGCTGCCACTTTTTGCAATTGCAATTGCACCTTCATCAGCTTCAAGATGCCGCTTAATATCCCCAAATGCGGGTTCGGCTTCGGCCTTTTGATCGAAATTTGGATCTTCTGGAATATAACCAAAATCTCTAATATTGAGCAACGTGGCGTTTTGCATAAGATCAGCATTCTCATGCAACGCTATAGCATCTTTGATGATTTGTTTTAGCTTAGATTTGGTTAATTTCATAGGGCTCTCCTTCAACTAATAATAATTAGTTAATCTCTACCTTATTCACCCTATTCATCATCTTTTCATAATATTCCTTTTCCATCTCACAACCAATGAATTTTCTTTTTGTTTTTAATGCAGCGACGGCAGTTGTACCAGAACCTAAAAAGCAATCCAACACAATATCGCCCTCATTTGAATGTTTCTTTATTAGCTCTTCAAACAAAGGTAAACTCTTCTGAGTGGAGTGAAAGCGATCTTTACCGCCGTAAATTGGGTACATATATACGCCTTTATCGCATTTACTATTAAACGTAGGTTTAGATTTTTTAACACCCAATAAAGCTATCTCCCTACAATTTGTCAGATAATTAACGCTACTGTTTAATGGCTGCGGATTTGTTTTAATCCATTCAATAAAGCGTATTTGTTTAAATTTGACTGTCTCTAAATGCTCTTTTAGGGGGGAAATTTTCCATATATCAAAAAAGATAATGCATGTGCCCCCGGGCTTAAGTACACGATAGAAGTGTTTAACAAAAACTTGCAACTTCTCCATCGTAAACTCAGAATCCCAAAAACCGTGATCTGTTGTTATGGCGTATTTTTTACCGTATACACTACCATATTTAAGATAATTGGCCTTTAATTCTTTTAGCTTACTTGCTCTTTTTTCTTTAGGAACGTTTCCCTCTTGCATCCACTGTTCCCAATATTCTTTATTTTTATATTTATCCCAATCTTTTTCTGTTTTAACATTGGTAGATAATTTGTCTTGCCGCTCAACATGCTTCGCCCACTTATTCATACCGGTTTCTTTAGATGTGATATATGGAGGGTCGGTTAAAATAAGATCGATGGAATCGCTATCAATTGTTTCTAAAAAATCCAATCCCTCACTGTGAAAAATCTCAATGTCTTTCATGTTGTTGACTCCTTTGGAAGCTTTATTTTATTATTATAAAGGGGAAAAGTTGAAAAGTCAAGAAAAAAGGGAGGGCTTATACAAGCCCTCCCTTTTCAAAAAACACTTTAAGCAAATTTAGTCGTGAAAGAACCGTTATTGTCTCTAGAGCTAGTTAACAACACATCCTTCTTCTCCTTCAGTTTCTGAGGGAGAAACACTAATTCATCGACAAGTTTGACACCGGAGGCCAAGACCCAGGAATTATTAGCTTCGTTGATTTTGTTAACTACTGTTTTACGATAACTATTGAGTTTTTCTGCGGTCTTACCCATGGTGTTGCTTTCCCAAACAACTGCAATAGTTTTTGTGTTTCGACCTTCGCTGGTTTTCTTCTTAAAACTATTGCCAGAAACATTAGGAAAAACATGGGAGTCGGAGCCTATCGGATACACAACGTAATTATTGCATTTTTCACCAGACTTTTTGCCCGACCATCCAAATTTATTCAAATCAGAAAACTTAGCAATTGTTTCTTCTTTTGAATAATTAACTAATTTTGAACCGGGAGCATCTTTCAGCCCTCTCTTAACTATCGCTTTGCCACGATTTGCAGCAACGCTCCAGTGAATTTTCATCCACTCGACTAGTCTTTCCACGCTATTTTCACAAGAATTGAAATTTTTCCACGTAACTCCGCTGCAAGACGACGTTTTTAGACGTTTATATAACGCAAGTGCCAAATCTTCATTTGAAGAAGATTTAGATGGCAAATGAGTATTTGCGTCCAATTGATATTTAACCAATGCGTCAGCACTAGAAAACTCTTTCTTAGTCGCCCAAACAGTTAGATATCGCTCTTGGTCCGGATAAGCTGCATTTAATGCGCGGATTGCTTTAAGGCGATGTGAGCCATCATAAACGGGTAATTTCCCATTTGATAATGGAACTTCCCCGACAGTAATTGGTACTGCTTGACCCTTCATCATAATATCCTGCTTTAATTCTTCAATGTGGGAATTATTTGTCCCCCCTTGACGAACCTGTCCGGATTCTTCAACAATTTCTAAAGTGCTTAGTGGTAAAAATTGGCAATTCTTATCGGCCCAGGACGGGTCGATTCTTAAATTACTTAAAAAGCTCATAAAATTCATTCTATTCTCCTTTGTTGGCCATGGCCAACGTTTAAGGTTGTTTCGCTACATTGAAACAACATATATAATATAACATGGTTTTTTACGCTTGTAAAGAACTTTTTTCACTTTCTTCGTAAAAACTTTCTGCAGATCCAGTACGCTTATCAAACTTCATAATGACCTCTTCATCCATAATTTCTAAAACTCTCTTCTTGAACTTATCATTTTGAAGCTTCTCTGTCCATTTAGACGCTTGAAACTTTTCACAAGTCCCGTCGCCGTAACATAATTCATACCAAGCGCCGCCCTGTTTTAAGGATTCAGCACCTTTGATTGCATCAAGCCAACTTTCTTCGTCTTGCACACCAATCTCATCGCCCCACAGAATTTTAAAGTTACATTGGCGACCAGCAGTACCAAAGCGGGATTTCTCCAGTTTTACTTTAACTTCTGAGCCAATTCTATATCCCTTATCATCTGTTATAAACGACGCCTTTGCTTTCCTTCCTGTCAACCATATCCGCAATGAATAAGTATAAATCATTGCTTTGCCGCCGGGAGTCATATAAGGCGTCGTTAATGCCTCAGATGGAGAGCGTGTAATATTCGTCTTAAGTTGATTTAGAACTAAGAACGTTGACTGGCTATTGGCAATCGGCACTGTTAATTTAGACATACCTTTTGCCAGAATACGAGCTTTAACTGCCATCGAAGAAAGCGGATTAAAGTCTCCTTCAACATCAGATATTGCTGGTGTAAGCGCAAGACTGTCCCAAATAAATAACATTTTGTTTTCATTAGAGCCGAGCAATTCTTCAATAGTTTCTAGAACAAACTCAACTGAAGTTGCTTGAACATATAAAAGATTATCTACATTACACCCTGCCTTCTCCAAAAAGTAGGGATCTAATGCCGATTCTGAATCAAAATAAACCACATCAATACCCATTTTCTGAGCGTTTGCGGCAACTTGTGCTGCCATATATGATTTACCTGTTGCTTCAAGACCGGCAATCTCTACCACTTTTCCGACCGGTATACCGGCTAGTTGGCCGCGACATATAATACTATCCAACCACCGTGAGCCAGTTGGAATCCAATCTTTTACAATTGTGGGACTGTCCTCGTTTAAGTTGTGTGCCACATTCATACCAGCCTTCTTATTGATAAGCTTACGCATGTCAGCTATAGAAAGCTTACCGGCACTTTTCTTTGCCTTAGCCATATTTACTCCTTAATTAAATTAAAAAATGAGGGGGGCTTTCGCCCCCCTCCAAACCATCAACCACCGAGGAGGTCTGCAAAAGCTTGGTCAACGGAACTGGACTTGTTACCGTCTTCCTTATTATACTTGGTGGTTTCGGTCGAATTCTCCTCTGGATCAGAATCGCCCAGAAGGAATTCATCGAGCATTGCTTGCACTTCCGCAAAAGACTTGCGACTGCTAGCAAATACTTCGTCAAAATCTGGAATAGTTTCCAACATCTCTCGACATTTCTCAGGTTCTGGACAAAGCGCGGAACTTCGTCGCCGGGGGGTAAGTTGAGTTACTGGGAATGTTGCACCAGCTGGCTTTCCGTATGTGAGAACTAAATCAGTGCCCTGCTCTGCATCAGTAATATCCCCGTACTCAGGATTCAAAACTAGGTTAAGAAGTGTTTCATAAACCTGTTTACCAAAACCCCAGATACGGACACCCTGATCTTCTTCACCTCTAACAACTACAGGAGCGAAGAAACGCTGACGTGCCGAAAGCTTTTTGGCCATACGTTTGCTCTCATCTGTACCTTCTTGCCAAAGTTGGCGCACAAAGGAATCTAGTGGGCAATCCTCACCAAAATTTCGTTTTGGACTAAGGAAACCGGGGTTGTTTCCTACGTTATAATGGAACCAGTAATCCTTGAACGGATCACCGTCAGCAGTGGGAACAATCCGAATGGTCTGTTCGCCATCTTGAGGTCGCCAAAAACGGTTATTGTTACCACCTTTGTTTTCAAGAGCAAGTTTACGCTCGCGCATTTTCTTCATATCAATAGCCATAATTTATTTTCTCCTTATTGGTAAAGTCAACGTGATAACTCTCTCACGCTGCTGTTTATTATCATACTATAGTTCAAGCTCTTTGTCAAGCCTAAAATTATTATTTTGTACCACAGAACTACCCAACAAACCATAAACATATATATACTCATAATTTGTAGAGTAAATCCCATAACTCACCTTCATTTTATCATACTTCTTCAAGATTTTAAGCTGCTCTGTTATCTTTTTTAACAATTTCTCATCCGTTTGAAGTATACTT